TCCCAAGGGAAGATACGGATATAGATACTGATAAAGTATTTTTAAACTACGAAGATCCTGATTGGTCAAAGGATGAGTATGAATGGTATAAAAATGAAGATGGGACAGACATAAAAAAGGAGGCACATGGAAGTACCAATACTTGATAAAGGTATAGATGATTGGGGCAATGATGAGCAAGAAGAAGCTTATGATAAACTTCAGCAACTTAAGCAAGACTTTGAAGGCACCCCTGCTATATTATATATAAATGAAAATGAAGAACTACAAAGTTATCTTATGTGGTTTGCTCGTATGGAAGGGTTGCCCTGCGAGACTACTGATGGGGAGACTAGGGTATGTTAGATATTATACTTGGTGGACTCTTTGTATGGATATGTTTAGGTTATTTTATAGAAGAATTATTATAAATAACACTTGACAAATCCCTAAAAATGTGGTATAAGGTAAATCAAAATAAGGAGGCTATATGGAAAAAAATGAAATAGCAAATATAAACAACATGTCCAATGAGCAAATTATGCAAGCGATTGGACAGGACGATGGATCAAGCAGTGGTATTAATATACCAAGACTTGGAATCAATCGTTCTCCCGAAGACGATGATGGGAATCAATTACCAGTAGGACATCTGTTCGCCTATGATTCTAGTGTAGGACAAAATGTTTTTGGTAAGCCTGTTACGTTCCGTCCTTTTATCAGTGCAATGCAGTATATGCATTATGATCCTGAAAAAAGTGAGTATGTAAATCGTTCTATTATTTTCAAGAATTGGAAAGAAGAAGCGATTGATATATTAGGTGGAACAAAATGTGGTAAGATTCCATTTAAAGAAAGATCATCTCTAACACCTGAACAATTAGCAGAGCAGAGAACTATAAGATGTTATAGATTACTCTATGGTTTGTTATCGTTCAAAGGTAAGAAAGCAAATGGTGAAGACCATGAAGTAGCAAACTTACCTGTGTTATGGAGAATTACAGGAACAGCATTTGCTCCTGTAGGATCTGCATTAGATCAAGTGAATAAGCGTAAGAAACTTATGTTTACAACTACGTTCTCAATTGATTCTAAAAGACAGAAGAAAGGTGGTAATGTATATTACACACCAGAGATTTCTGTAAATGCAGATGCGAACTTAACAATGTCTAAAGAAGATATGGAAACGTTAGGTGTATTCCAAGAAGTTATTAATAAGGAAAACACTGAAGTGGTTGATCTTTATAAGGCTGCTAAAAAAGGAAAACCAATATCATCAGATACAGATGCGAAGAAAGTAATTGATGAAGTAAGTGATCCTATTAAAACATTATCAGCATAATGACAGATATCCTCTCTAAAGTACAGTTGTATCTTGACAAGGCAGCGAAAGAGCCTGTTGAAATATCTGACAAGTTGGTTGAAGAGTTTGGTGAGGCATGTAAAAATGCCTTACGCAAACAGTTTTCGGAAGAACGTAGAAAAGAATTTAAACCAAGAATGTCAAATATAGGTAGACCTTTGTGCCAATTACAAATGGAAGCACAGAATGTAAAAGGTGAAGGTCAACCTTATAATGTTAAGATGCGAAATACTTTTGGAGATTTGATAGAAGCATTAGCTGTGTTTGTTTTAAAATCAGCAGGAGTTAAATTAGAAGATGAGCAAAAAACTGTTAAGTATAAGTTCAACGGATCATCGATTGAAGGTAGGCTTGATGTTAAAATTGATAAAAAGGTTTGGGATATTAAGAGTGCGTCACCTTATTCCTTTGAAAAGAAATTTGGAACAGCAGGTGGCTTTGAGGAGGTAGTTAAGGACGATGCTTTTGGATATGTATCACAAGGTTATTTATATTCTGAAAGTGAGAAGCTACCTTTTGGTGGATGGATTGTAATTAATAAATCTACAGGTGAGTGGACAGTTTGTGAAACTCCACTTGCCGATGATCAATATAAAGTTAAAGCATTACAAGATGCAAAAGAAAATTTAAAAGCATTAGAAAATAAAGTTCCTTTTAAAAGATGCTTTAATGAGATTGAAGAAACTTATAGAACTAAAAAGACAGGTAACAAAGTTTTGGGTACGATCTGTGGATTCTGCCCATACAAACTTCCTTGTTGGGGAAGCAAATTGCAGTTGTTACAACAACAGCAATCACAGGGTAAAAACCCGAGATGGGTTTGGTATACTGAAGTAAACAATCCGAGGAAAGATGACAAAGATACGAAGTCGAAAAGCTAAGGGTCGTAGACTACAGAACTGGGTGAGAGATAGTTTGAGGGGTCTGTTTCTTGCCCTTACCGATGATGATGTTAAGGTTGCTATCATGGGTGAACGTGGTGCAGATGTTAAGTTATCAAAGAGAGCAAAGAATGTATTCCCTTATGATATTGAATGTAAGAATACAGAAGGATGGAAAAAAATTTATGATGCTTATGATCAAGCAAGTTCTCATGGAAACGATCAGCCTTTGGTTTTTATTAAAATGAATCATAGAAATCCATTGGCAATTGTTGACGCAAAACATTTTATGAGATTAAATAATGCAGGACTTTTAACTGAACCCGTAATGGTACGATATGAAAAAGATAGAAACAAGTAATATAAATGAAGTATATAGTGAAGTCTTTAGATTAATGACAAGACTTTGTAGAGATCATGAACCTTTAGCTGTATGTGGTGTTATGCTTGCACAAGCTTTAAGAATGTATAAGACTCAATTACCTATAGATGATTTTGATTTACTAGTAGATGAAATTATGGCAACCATTAAGGATGATATAAAACCATTTGACGAACCAACATTAAACTGATATGAGTAAGAAATTTGATTTTTTAAATTCGATTAAAGTTATTGTAACACCATGGGATAAAGGATTTACTTGTGGTATTTTATTAGATAGTCGAAATAAAATGACCGATGAACAATACGAATTATGTTCCACGATTGCACGTGGCATGATAAAACAAGCAACAGCAGATCCACATACTACTTTTTTAGCAGGTATGAAAGGATTTGCGGATGATCAAAAATATAAAAAAACAAATGGAGGTATAAATGAGAAAGCTAAATTAGATGATACAGAAAATATTATTGATTTTTTAAAATATTTACAACGTAAACGCAACAAGGAGTTAAATTAATGGCGACACACTTAGTAATTGGGGATCCTCATTGCAACCCTAAGGCAAGCAATGATAGGTTTTTATGGGCAGGGAAAATGGCTCATGACTTAAAACCAGATACCATAATTTGCATGGGAGATTTTGCAAGTATGGATTCTTTATCGAGTTATGATAAAGGAAAGAAATCTTTCGAAGGAAGAAGATATAAGAAAGATATTAACCATGCACATGATGCATTAGAAAAGTTTAACAAAGGTCTCAATGGGAGACGATCAAGAAAGATCATGCTACTTGGTAATCATGAAGATAGAATAGATAGGATAGTAGATGAGACCCCTGAACTGGATGGCACAATTAGTACAAAAGACCTTAACTTTAAAGAATTTGGCTGGGAGGTCATTGAATACCAAGAACCTATGGTGGTGGATGGTATCCACTATTGCCACAACTACCCTACTGGTGTTATGGGTAAGCCTATTAGTGGGGACAACGTTGCTCGTGCTCTCCTCCTAAAGAATAAAGTATCCTCTACTGTTGGACATTGTCATCTTTTTGATTACTCAATGTGTACAACTCCAATGGGTAAAAAAGTAATTGGTTTATCTGCTGGGTGTTACTTGCATCATAAAGAAGATTATGCTAGAAATACCCAACGTATGTGGTGGAGTGGTTTAATTGTTAAACGTAATGTTAAACAAGGTGAGTATGATCTTGAGACTATACAATATAATACAGTGAAGAGGCGTTATGACAGATAATGTAAATTCACCTGCCCATTATCTTAAAGGTAAAAAAGAAACAATCGAAGTTATTCAAGATGGAATGACGGATGATGAGTATCATGGGTACCTTAAAGGTAATGTGTTAAAATATGTATCACGTTATAAATTTAAAGGAGAACCATTAGAAGATTTACAAAAAGCAAGATGGTATTTAAATAGATTAATAAAGGAGGTAGAGTAATGGGTGCAGTAAAACAAGCATTGATTGAAGTTGAAGATTTAGTTTGTGGTTGTCTTCAACAACATAGAACATTAAACCAAACTATTAGA